TGGTGAAAATAATTTTTAAAAGGTGTTAAGAGTGCTAATTATTTTCACTTATCACTTGATTTTAGAGAAATTTCTCTCTTTAAAGAACTCTATCTTGCTTCTAAATTTGTTCTCTAATACATCACCTTTATGAGATATAATGAATACATTGCTTCCATCTTCAAGAGTATCAAGTATTCTTGTGAGATTATCAATGCCATCTATATCTAAACTTGAATCGAATGTTTCATCCAATATAAGTAGATTCGATGCTGCACTGTTCTTCATTTTAGCTATCTGTCTCCAGGTAAAAAGAAGAGATAAATCTATTCTTTGTTTCTCACCTTCTGAGAATGATGCATAATTAAATGAGTCACGATGCCTTGACCTTATAGTTTCATTGAAGTTTTCATCTAAATGGAACGATACAAAGAAATCAAGTATCTGTAAATACTGATTAATTAATCTGTTCATCACTGGTAAATATTGCTTAATGACTTTAGTTTTGATACCAGTATCTTTTAGCATTTCTCCTATGACTTCATTATAAGTTCTTTCTTCTACATACTCAAGCTTCTTTTCAGTTGACTTATCTTTATTCTTTCTTAATTCGGTTAAGTCTTTTTTAGCTTTTGATACATCTCCTGTTTGTCCTTGGAGATTATCGATTTCCTTTTGTACTTTATTAACTTCTTTTTGGATTAAAGTTATTGCGTCATTATTACTATTTATCTTTTGTTGTTTCTGACGGAGTGAATTTAAGCTATTAGATACTGCTTGTTGTTCTGTTCTCATATCAGCTATATTTTTGCTTAAGTCACCTTTTGCCTTTTGTATTTCCTGAGCTTTAGATTTGACTAATTCTATCTTTTGAATCTTAAGTTCTTCATCTATATCCTGGTCACATGTTGGACAAGTATCGTTGTCTTCATAGAATCTGCTTTCTTCAACTAATCCTTTTATCTTATCGTTAAACGACATGTCATAGGAATCTAGTTGAGACATTTTCTTTACTATTTCAGTTGTATGTTTCTCTTCAGCTGATATTGAAGCAGTAAGATTCTTTCCAAGACTTTTACTTTCATCAAATAAGTTATTAATGTCTTTTTTATGGATATCAATAGAATCTCTTTTGTTCTGTATTTGGTCATCATTTAACTCTTGTAGGTCTTTGATATATTTGCTTTGCGAATCCATCTTAGTTTTAAAGATATCGATTTGATGACTAACATCAGTAAGCTCTTCTTTTATTTTAGAGTTTCTTTCTCTTAATAACATATTCATCTTTGAAAAGATGTTGATATCTAATAGGTCTTCTATGATATTTCTTCTTGACCATACTGGTAATTGCATGAATGGTATAAACGAAGATGAACCAAGTACAACTACCTGGTGAAAAGATTTATGATTAAGTTTGAGTATATTCTGTTCTAAGAACTTCTGATAATCTCTTGCATTAGATGCTTGATTAATAAGATTGCCGTTCTGATAGATTTCAAACTTACCTGGCTTGATTCCTCTTACAATTCTAAACTCATGACTTCCAATCATCATTTCAACTGTTACAACAGTACCTTTTTTATTGATACTATTAATCATTTGGTCTTTCTTTATATCTCTATGCGGCTTACCAAATAAACCAAACGAAAGAGCGTCAAGTAAAGTTGATTTACCAGCTCCATTCTGACCAACGATTAATGTTGTAGGTGTCTTATCTAATTGGATTTTGATAGGGTCACTACCGGTGGATAGGAAATTCTTCCATTCACATGATTTAAAATGTATCATACAACCTCAAGGTTTTGAGCTTCTGTGTAAAGCTTTCTCAATTCAATTTTGATATGTTCTTTGTCTAAGTCAGTATCTACAGCTTCGACATATGAATCTAAAAGTTGATTAGTATCTTCAAGAGAGATTTTCTCGTCTTCAACGCTTTCTCCTAGATACTCTTCAAAAGATTCTGCAATCTTAAGTTCGTATGTCTCTATATTCTGTAATCTGTCAACAAATTTGTCAAACATATACAAGTCATTTTTATTTATAACAATCAGTTTAATGAAATGTTTCTCATATTGACTTACATCTACTTTATCATAATCTACTTTAGCATCATCATATATAACCTTTTTGAATATGGTTATTGGATTTCTTACTGCTTCGATTTCTCTTGTTTCAGTATCGAGTACGTGAAAGAACTTAGGGTCATCAACATCAGCCCAGGTGAATTCCATTTGCGAACCAAGATACGTTACGTTACCTTGATTTGACTTAGTATGAAAATGACCTGATAAAACCATTTCGAATCTTGAAAAGATATCAGCATTCATACCATGTGGATTAGGCATCCCTGCCATTAAATCGAATCCTTTCAATTCCAAATGAGCTCCTAATATTGGTGCTTTGCAATTTAATGCAAAATCGACATACTCTTGATAGTTTGAGTTATTAATCCATGGTATAACTGCAACTCCAAGACCGTCATAGTCCAATACAGTTGGCTTCATTACAATGTTTACGTTAGATGTAAAATAACCTAAGAGTTCTTTGAGGGAACATAGCTCATTAGTATTTTTAAAATAAACATCATGATTACCAGGAATGATATCCATAGTAATACCAGCATCACGCAAAGGTTCAAGAAAATGCTTACGATTTTGATTAAGAGCTTTGAAATTAACGAACTTACGATGTTCATAATAGTCTCCTAAATGTAATATCTGCTTGATGTCATGTTCTTTTAGATAAGGAAAAAATACCTCTTCATAAAAGCGTTCTTGATAGTTTAAGAATATATCACTGCTGTTTCTGACACCACAATGTGTGTCATTCAATATTGCTACTTTCATAGAGGTCGGTTCTGTTGTACAGCTGCTGCTTGTTTTGCAAGTTTCATCATTCTTCTCTGAGTTCTTGCTATTCTTTTATGAGACTGTTTGATTATAAGCATTTGAGACATTACTTCTTCTCTTCGCTCTTTTCTTATTTCAGTCTTTCTTGTTCTTTTTTTCATAAGACGTATATGTCTTTGATTTTGTTTTGTACTTACTTTTTTCATTACATAAACAGCTCGAGTTTTTCTTTCTCTCGCTTTTTCTCCTCTTTAGCAAATTTCTTAATGGCATCATCCTTAGTACGAATAGTACCAATTCTTTGTCTTAATGTATCAACATAAGCCATTGTTTGTTCAGCTCCTTCGCCGTCCATTCCCATTGCAACAAAATCTTCTATACCCATCTTCTCAATGAATTTGAATTTGATATCTTGTTGTTTCTTTTCTTTAGTTATTCTACGAATAAATGCAAAGTAGCATATTTGTGTAAAGTAACTAAATGCATTTGGCTTTCCAGTTCTTGTAGCAGTTTCAATGTTATAGTTACCAATTGCTCTTAAACAATTTTCAACAGCATCCATAACCATTTCTTCTCTATAAGTATATCTCACAAAGTTTGGTCTATGAGATAATCCTTCAGATATTCTGATGAAACATCTTGCGATGTAATCTGGAACTGTAGGTACTTTCTTCTCTTTTTGTCGACAATCACGTGCTTTAATAGCATAATCCATGACTGCTTCAGAGAATTCTCGATTGTTAACGTAATGTGGTTTATCTTTTGGTTTGACCTTAGTCATAATATTTTCTCCATAATATACTATTATACCATACTTTGGTGTAAATGTAAAGGAATAAATTAAATTAAATTATTTTCACCTAAAAGTGAAATAACCCTTTACATTTGCCTGTTTTTATGGTATAATATATTAACACCCGGAGCGGTAGAGGATACTATATTAATGTAATGTTCTCTTCTTATCCAGCTCATTGAGTGGTTCCTCATCAAATAGGTCAGTACCAGCAGCAAGTCGGCTCTCGTATTCGTCTAAGAGCTCTTGGTCTGTTTTAGTCTGAACAGTTTGAATTGGACTATCCATTTTAAGAGAGAAGTTCACATATGTTTCTTTTATAGACTCTGCTACAGGAACATGTTGTAAAATTGCGCTCTTAAAAACTTTAAATTGTTTTGCATCGCTGAAAGGAAACCAAGCTACAAACTGAACTCCACCTAACATACTAGGATTCAGTCTTACTGGTCTTTCAATTATAAAATTATCATCATTCTTAATAGCAACGAGACCGATAATCTCTTCGCCATTCATTAGTTTAAAGTGTCTTATATTTAATGCTTCCATACTATATATTTATATCAAACATTTTGTAGTTAAACCGTTCTTTAGAATAGATTTTAATTCTTTCAGCTGCATGTTGTAGGGTATAATTCTTTTGATTCTTCCAGTGTAAGTCATCTGCTATATCATATATCTTTGTATCTTGACCATCTTCACTCTTCCTTAAACCTCGCCCGATTGACTGAAGGACTCTAATTTGACTTTTACTTGGTGAAGCAAATATAATATTGTGTAGATTCCTAATATTAATACCAGTAGAAAAAGTCCCAATACTTGCCACGATGATTGCATCGGTCTGTTTTTCAGTAATCTCACGGACTGACTCTCTTGTATCGACATCTGTTTCTCCTGATACGTAAAACAGTTTTCTATCCTTAGGCATTCTATCTTGTAATAATGAATGCAAAGGTTTACCATGTTTATCTACGTAATTAAAGAGTATCAATGTATTTCCTGTTTGGTCTAAAGCTAAGTTGGCTATAAAATTATTCCTTGGTTCATACCTTACAATAAAATCTAACTCTTGCTGATATTTCTCTTTAACTATCTGCTTACAGTATTCTTCTTTATATTTCAGTATAAGTATATTTATATCTAATTGACTTAAATCGTCATTATCCATTAATTCTTTTGTAGTAGTTACTTGATATACTGGACCAAATAATCCTTCTAATACGAGCTGATGAGTTTGAGTCCCAT